ATGTTGAATATGTTCGTAAGCAGACTCCGGGGGATAAAGATAACATTGTTGAACGTCCTGTAAGACCTGTCGATAGACAGGAATTTCCTCGTCAGTACCAAGCATTCAAGAGTGGGCAGACGGATCCAGTTACTTCGGGAACTCCCCTAAAGATTTGGCCGCAGGTAACTCGCTCTCTGTGCGAAGAACTTGCATATTTCAAGATCTTTACGGTGGAGCAGCTTGCTGAGGTAAGCGATTCTAATTCTCAGAATTTCATGGGGATTTCTGAGCTTCGGCAGAAGGCTCGAGACTTCGTAGCTGCCGCAAAGAGCGACGCTCCTCTTGTTCAGCTTCGTGCAGAGATTGAGCAGAAGGATGCCAAGATCGCAGATCTTACTTCCACGGTAGAAGACCTAGTCAAGCGTATGAAGAAAGTGGAGAAGGACGCTAAGGAGTGACCGCACGGTACATCTCTGCTCTGGACATCATAAACAGAGTGGCTCCGGAGGTCGGGCTGTCTCCAGATGCGAATGCGTTCACTTCGACAGATCCAGTTTTTGTTCAGTTAAAGAACCTCATTACTTCATGCGGGCAAGATCTCGTAGGCCTCCATGAATGGCAGCAGCTGATAACATCTGGTACGATTGCCCTCACAGGAACGCCTAATAGGTACGACGTCCCTGAGGATTATTCACGGTTCGCACCCCAGACGGGTTATGAGGACGGCCAATTTCGTCCTCTGGGCGGGCCATTGAGTCCTCAGCTTTGGGCCGTTGCTGTGGGACAAAATATGGCTTCGCCCGTTACTATTCATTTTCGCGAGGCGCAAAACCAATTCTGGATCTATCCGACTGACACGCTCGCAGGAACCAATATCAACTACGAGTACATTCGTAGGACTTGGCTCTACAATGGTGCGACGTTTAAAGATGTAGCTACAGAGTCTGGGGATATTGTAGAATTCGAGCCAATTCTTATGGTTCGGTATCTAAAATGGAAATTCCTTGCTGCTCGTGGATTCGCTACAGAAGAAGCTAAGGCTGACTTTATGGCGTCCTTAAACATCTGGCTCGGAAAGGGAACAAGTGGACGAATACTCAACATGGCTCGCAGCTCTCGCTCCTCGCCACTGATTGAGTCAGTGAACGCGGGCGAGACGAATTACGGATCTTAAGTGTTCGCTTCATCGCCCGCGCAGGGGCAGAACACTGACGGGGTCAGTTACCCTGCTCCAATAGGCGGCATCAATGCTATAGATAGTCTCGCAGCCATGCCGCTGACAGATTCTATCTATAACTATAATCTAATTCATGGGCAGTATGGATTAAAACTCCGTAGAGGCTACAGAGCCTGGATCACAGGTCTTGGAGCCGCAGTACGAACAATGCTGTCGTATGTTCTCCCTGATGGCACTCAAGAATTGTGGGTGATAACCCCAGACGGCATTTATGATGGCAGCTCATCTACCAGCTCTCCGGCTATTGATACTGCGTTCGGAGTAACGACAGGACTTGCAGGATGGGCAAGCTGGACAAATTTCACCACCATCGCTACTCAGTACATCGCTCTCTGCGACGAAGAGAATGGGTACTACACATACAACGGAACTATCTGGGCTAATATCGTTGCTGGAGGTGGCGGGGGGCAGATAAGTGGATCAGATCCAGATGATTTCGTCTTTGTTCTTGCATGGAAACAGAAGTTATTTTTCGTAGAGAAGAATTCCACAAGCGCGTGGCATCTTCCAGTTGGGCAGATAACAGGAACAGTTACGGAATTTAACTTTGGGACGAAATTCAAACATGGAGGCTACCTCATTGGCCTCTATAATTGGACTATGGATGGCGGGGAAGGGATTGACGACTATCTCGTCGCAATCAGTTCTGGTGGTGATGTTCTTCTCTATAAGGGGACTGATCCATCTTCTGCGGCCACCTTTGCGCTTCACGGTCAGTGGAATGTAGGGACATTCCCAGCAGGTAGAAGAGTGGTGTTCCCTCTTGAAGGGGATCTTCTTCTCATCACTGGGAATGGAGTTGTTCCTCTATCGGAATTAGCGGCTGGGAGTTCTCTGAGCAATCTCAGGCAGAGTAGAACTCATAAGATTTCACCAGTGGTTAGCTCACTACTGAAGAGCACCATAGAAGATCGTGGTTGGGAGATTAATCTTCTCCCCCAAGATGACATTCTAATGATTGCTACTCCAAAGAGAATTGGGTACCCAGATTTCCAGTTTGTTCAAAGCATCCAGTCTGAGGGATGGGCCTATTACCGAAACTTGCCATACACTACTGGAGCAACGTATAACGGGGAGTTATATTTTGGGGATTCTACTGGGAAGGTCTATGTTCATTTTGGCGACTTAGACAATGTCGCCATAGATGGGTCTACTTTTGAATACGTAGAGTTCAGCGTACTCTGGGCATTTCAGAATTTCAATATGCCAACTCGCTACAAGCGGGTTCAATTCATACGTCCTATATTCCTCTCTGGTGGGATGCCCGCGTATGAAATTAAGGCAGTATACGACTACAACTTGAATGAAATTTCTGCGGGAACTGGTACTCCATCTGGAGGAGCTCAGTGGGATATTGCTCAGTGGGACAACGCAGTCTGGTCTGGCGCTATTTCTAAATTAGAAGCTGTCCGCGGCGGAGAGGGGATGGGAAGGAAAGTAGCAATTGCTCTGCGCGGGCATTCGACGTCTAAACTTACGCTCATTGAAGCGGAGGTCATGTTTGATGTGGGTGGTCATCTGTGATATTCCGAGAAGCGACTAGCGAAGATATGAAATGGTTCTTCGACAGGCTTTCTTACACTCCTAGCATTGAATTCGGTGGTATCATTGCCTTGAATGATGATCAGAGACTTGGCATGGCAGGATTAGATCACTGGACCCCCAACTCCGTCCAGGTTCACGTTGTTAGTGTCAATCCGAAATGCCTTGCACCTCTCTGGCAAGAAGTGTTAGAGTACGTTGGAAAACATGGAAGGCGACTGATTTATGCAGTCACCCCATCCGATAACGAGCGTTCGTTACGGCTCCAGAATGGTCTCGGCTTCATCGAGACATTCCGTCTGAAAGACGCTTGGAGCGAAGGGGTTGACATGATCATAAGAGAGTATCGCCTTAATGAGCAAAAGCGCTCCCAAGCCGCCTGATTACGAAGCCGCCGCTGATAGGCAGGCTGAGTCCAGTCGGGAAGTAACCGAACAGCAGACGTGGGCGAATCGCCCAGATATATACACTCCGTTCGGCAATCAAACATGGCAGAATACGCCGAGCGTAGATCCAGCGACAGGGCAAACTCTGAATCGTTGGAGGATGGATACACAACTTGATCCAGATTCTGAAGCTGCTCTAAGAGCTCAACAGAGAGTCGGGCGTTCTCGTTCTGAATTAGCCGAAGGGCTTACTGGTAGACTTCAGGATGAGTTTGGGGGCAGGGTCAATTTTGATGATTTCACCTCTCTAGCGGGGGTCCCTCAGGCCAATGACGAGACTCGTCAGCGGGCTGAAGATGCGATGTATGGGCGCATGACCTCCCGCTTAGATCCCCGATTCCAGCAGGAAGAGGGAGATCTACGTAGTCGTCTCTATAATCAGGGATTAACAGAGGGGGATTCAGCATTTCAGCGTGAGATAGATAATTTCGGTCGCGGGCGTACCGATGCGTACCAGACGGCCATGAATGAATCAATTATGGGGGGCGGTGCTGAGCAATCTCGTCTCTTCGGTATGGAGATGGATGCAGGCGGCAGGCAGAATCAGACGAGGCAGCAACAGATTGCAGAATCTATGCAGGAGAGAGGGTATTCTCTCAATGAGATTAACGCGATGCTCACAGGGCAGCAGGTCGGAATGCCGCAGATGCCGAGTTTCTCCACCGCCTCACGGTCAGAGGGCAATCAGGCTCTTCAAGCAGCTCAGCTGGGGCATGAAGCTGAGCTAGATAGCTTCAATGCTGATCAGGCTGCAACTCAGGGAATGATGTCTGGCGCTGCTGGTATGTTCGCGTTCTCTGATCGTCGCTTGAAGAGAAAGATAAAGCGGATTGGGTCTCTGCATAAGGTCCCGATTTACTCCTTCGAATACATCTGGGGCGAGAAGGGTGTCGGTGTGATGGCTGACGAAGTGACTCACATTCCAGGGGCCGTCGTAATGCACGATTCAGGCTTCCTGATGGTAGATTACGGAGAGATTTATGGACGAGCTTGATCTCACGCAGGAAGAACTTGATGCAATGGTCGCTCTTGGGGTCGTCCCTGAAAAGATGCAGGAAAATCGTAGGCAGCGAGAGCTGGCTGAACTCATGCGGTATGGGAAAGGCTCAGAAGGTCGTGAGGCTGGCCGTACTTACGTCGCTGCAAATCCTCTGGAACATCTGCGTGATGGAATTCAGCGGTACCAAGCCCGAAAAGAGATGACGGGTTTGGACAAAGAGCGTGGGGGAATGATTGATCAGATGACCAGAGCTCGCGGCATGTACGGAGATCTTCTTC